TGAAATGAACCACCGTTTGCTACTCCACCACTTGTTTGAGATGATTCTACTACAAGTTGTTTAGCTTGGTTTTCAAGGATAATACCCATGTTATTTTTGTGGGAACCACCTAGACCTTCTAAAAGGCCTGTTTTTTCCCATTTGCTAGATAATCTAGCCGCATCAGACTGCATAGACTGATAAGGGTTTGCGCTTTCTAATAATGAATTTAAGCTCATGTTTAAGTTTTTTAATTGTTATTTTTAATAATTTAAATTAAACCTGCGAGTTTTTGCATACGGTTATAAACATCATTTGACTCGATAATAGGTTGTTTTTTCGCCTTTGGTTCTAAACCACTAGCTTTTGAAGCAGCACCTTTTCTAACTGATTCACTAATTGTTGAATTTGTAATTGTATTTACAATTCCTTCATTTAATGTTTCAAAAATAGCTTTTGCTTGACCTACATTAATCGCTTTGTCAAATGCTTTTAATACCTTAACTTTTTTACTCTCGGTTAAGTTTTTTGCTTTAAAGATTTTATTAGTATAAAGTAATTTAGCGTTCAAAAGATTAACTTCTTGTAATTCAACTTTAAGAGCTTCGATTTCATCTAATGCTTCTTTAAATCTCATTTTTTCAGTTTCAGCTTCGATTTTGTCGTCTTTTTTACGATCATCACCTTCGGCTTTTTCTTTTTTAGTCATTTTCTCGTCTAATTCTTCTTGTTTAGCTTCGTCGATTTCGATATCAACATCTACATCTTCAACGTCTTCAACGTCTTCAACTTCAACATCAACTTCGTCTTCTGCGAATTCGTCACCCGGCTCGATTTCTCCAGCTGTAACCATGTCTTTAATGACATCTTCGATGAAACCTTTAAGGTCGTCTTCTGACATATCTTCAAGGTCGATTTCTTCGTCCTCTATTTTGTCATCTTCGTCCTCTTTTTCATCTTTCATACCGTCCTCATAGCCTTCTTCTTCAGCGTCAGTTCTTGCATCCTCGTCTAATTCTAATTCAGCTAATAACTCATCTAGATTAACTTCATCCTCTGATAATTCTTTTTCTTCTTCTTCCTGTACAGTAGATGTTCCTACTTTTTTAGGTGCTAGTTTTAAAGAATCACCTGCTGGTGAATTTTTTCTTTCAAAGCTTGCAGCGTCAAATTCTTTGACTTCGTCCTTGTCTTCATCTTTTGCTTCTTTTACCTCATCATCTTTTTTATCCATCTCCTCTAATTTAGCAGATAGTTGATTTTTTAGGTAAGGAGTAAAAGCTTCCTCAAGGGCAAGTTTTGCATTAGCGATAGCAGTGTCTTTGACAGCTTTAGCATCGGCAATGGCTTCGGTTAACAAATCTCTGTTGTTTGTCATAATCCCAAAATTTAGTTTGTGAAATACGCTTATTCATGAAGCGTAATAGAAATATTATTTATTCGACATCATATAAGAATGTTCATGATGTATTACAGTTATACGTATATGGGTATTTATTGAAAATACAAAAGACGCCAAAAAGGCGTCTAATGTTTTTAATCCATCGGTAGCGTCCGAAGAAAATTCTATTTATGTTATAGGACATGAACCTTTTGAACAAAGGATTTCATGTATAATATTATTAACTTTTGTATAATCGTAAGCAATGGTTTCTTTTCCTTCCTTGATCATATGCATATATGAACCGGGGTTTGAGGGGGTTGAAACAAAGTCCCAACATAGTAATTCAAAATCGTCTTGCACTTCCATTACACCATTTCTTTCTTGTAATGAACCCATACCACGAGATGATACTCCTACTGTAACCCCATTACCAACAAGTGCTTTTAGTATATCACCTGCGGGTGTTGGTAGTACTTCAATCTTACCTATAATATTATCCCCATCCCATCTGTATTCTGATATTAAATGAGATACATTTTGTAAGTTAATAACTTGGGATTCCGGGTGGTCTAGTTCCCCCATTGAACGTCTCTGTTCAATTAATTCTGAGTATCTATCCATTTCTCTTTCCCATAATTCTTTAGAATAATACCTACCATTACCATTTTTTACTTCGCAAGTAGCTAATATCCCCTCAACAACCATATTTCCATTACTCTTATTAACACTTTCGGTTAATGAAGTAGGAGATAGTTGTAATGTGTGGGTTTCTATTATAAGTTTTTTATTCATTTTCTGAATTAGTTTCTTCGATTTCTACCTCATCCACCATTTCTGTTCTTTGGTAAGATTTACCACAAGATTTTTCGTAGATTCTTTCCATTTTTACTTTTCTTCTTTCCAAATCTTTGATTTCTCTCTGCATTTGTTTCATTTTAGATTTATCAATTAATTCACTAAGATTTTCATCTTCTTGTATTGAACTAACTCTATCTAATTTTTCTTGAATATGGTCGTGTAAGTAGTTTAGTTGAGCTTCTAACTTGACAGCTTCTGCTTCTTTTCCTATTTCGGCTAATTTAGAATCTATACTTTCTTTTTTCATTTTCTTTTTATCTTTAACAGCTTTTGCCATTGGTTCTTTAGTATCACCATCACCATCTACATCTGGGTAGTCAGGTCTTGCTTCTTCTGACATGCCTGCTTTTTCTTGAGATGCTTCAATAGCTTTATCTCTTGCCTCTTCAACCTCATTTTCCGCATATAAGGATGAATGGTATTGGGATCCTGCTTGATCAGGTTGGAATCCATCTTCAGCCATCATTTGTCTAATCATTCTCCCTGATTGGGCCGCATACGAATTAGGGTTTCCTGTTGTAACAACTCCCCCCAATGATTCTTTAACTAACTTATAAAGTTTATTTTCTTTAACTGGTTTCATTTTAGCATCAGTAGATTTTAATTTATCACTATACCCGCTACCACCATAAGTTTTGCCAGAATTTTCTTCAACTTTTTGTTCTGTATATCCTATACCTACACCAAATTGACCTTCTTTTACGTAATGTAATTCGTCTTTAGCTAGGTTTTTAATTACTTTTTCTTGTGCTTCTTCTAATGATATGCTAGGATCTTCTTTAAGTTCATAATAAACACCGTTCATCATTTCCTGGGCATTAACATTATTAATATTATCTTCTTTTGGTGAATAATCATAATTACGTTTATCAATATTTTCTACACCCTTAGATACCTTTTTTTCTTCTGCTTTAACCTTTTCATCTTCTTTTTCAGTATTGATTTTTTCATCAATATCATTATCAATAATAGGCTTTAATGCTTTAGCTTTTTCTTCATTAACAAAAGCTTCATATTTACTTTCCCAAGCTTGTTTGTTTGGGTTAAAATCATCTGAAGTTAATTGAACTAAAGGTTTTAGAGTTACTACGCCCCCTAATTCTTCATTAATTACACTTTTACTTTTTAAAATATTTTCAGCATCTTTAAACGAAGTTAAATTGCTAATAAAATTTGGATATTTTTGTTTAGCTTCTTTTAAAAATAAATCTTTACGACCCTCACCTTTTTGGATTTGGTTGTATTGTTCTTGTAGTGTTTTCATATTATTTTTCTAATAGTGTTTTAATGTCCTTGATGTAATCTTTAATTATGTCTGTTGGTTTTATTACTGCAAAAGTATCTGGTTGTTGTCTATATACTTTTATTGTTTCAATTTTTGCTTGTCTTAGTGGTTTAATTAAAGACTGTAGTTCATTTTCAATTTCAGAAAAGGCATTAATACGTTCCTGTTGGAACTTTTCTGCCTTACTTTCTTCTTCCTTAACTACCTTATAATTATACATATTAAAATAATTTCTTTACTTCAAGACCCGAACCTTTTTGTACATATGTACCATTATTTTTAGGGACTAATTTATATTTAAATTGTTTTACGTATGCATTATCTGCTACCCCATCTTCGGTTGCTTTAGGACCTGGGCCTAAATCTTCACCAGGTTGTTCAGCAGATTCTTCTACTTCTTTATATCCTAATTCTTTATATGCCTTAATATTAGGTTTAGAACCTTTTTTTCTAAATGCATATGGTGTGTTATAAGCGCCAGCACCCCCTGATGTAGACATTTCATCAACATCTTCTTCATTCATTGCTTTTTTATATTCCTCTGGGTAGTTGTTTCTAATGTGAGTTCTAATGGTATTCCTTAAAGATCTAGCTTGTTCATATATATCTAAAAACTTTTTATCATCTTTTGCTTTTTGATATACACCTTTTGCTGTTTTTGTTAATTCATCAACATCTTCAACTAATTTAGATAAATTTGGAACATAATCTATAGACCAAGATATAGCACCAGTATTAGGGTCTTTATCTGTAACTACAGATTTAACACCTCTAGTAACTTTTGTATCTCCTATCTCTATTTCCTTAACTTTATATTTGTACCCCATTAGTATTTTTGATTTCTTTAACTAGTTCGTAATATTGTAGTAAATCAACTAAATTATCATTACCTACTTTATCACTTTTATTTAATTCTACTAAAAATTTAGCTACTTCAGTAATTTTAACCTGTGTTGCTTTATCTTTAACATTCGTAGATTCAACGTTTAAAATCTCCTTTAGTTCTTTAATTTTATCATTATAAAATTTTCTTAAACCTGGTGTAGAATCTACTGAATATATAAATTCTTTAAGTACTTGTTTCTGTTCATCGCTTAGTATACTATACTTATCATTAAATTTTTCCAGTAAGATTTTATAAGTTAATGTTCTTATATCTTTATCATATCCTGAATATTCTTCAAGTAGTTGATCTTTCTTAGATTGGTTAATTTTAGATCTAGTTAAGAATTCTAAGAGTGTAATTTTATTATCAATTAACTGTTTATTATCTACTAAACCCTTAGTATTGGTTCCTTCTATTAAAGTATATAAAGCCGCTATTTCCTTATAATTTTTGATTTTAGCACCAAAAAAATCATTTAGGTCATATTGTTCTTTAATTTCGTTAATTAAGTTATACTTTTGTTTCTTAAGTATGCCCCTATTAAAATGCTTTGAACTATCTAAAGTAGTAGATATATATAAACCCGCTTTTGCTTCACTTAATACTGAAGATTTGCTAATGGACTCATATAATTTATATTCACGGCCTAATTCTGTTTTAACAAAATATTTTCTTAAAATGTCGATAGCAGCAGATTCATTTCCTGAAAGAGTGTCCGCAGTAATTTGTCTGACTAGCAGTTCAAATAGTATACCGGTGTTTTTATACTTTGAGTGTTTAATTTTCATCAAAAATATATTTATTTATAAATATTAGGATTTTAGTTGAGATTCATCAAGTAAAGAAGAAGTATCTTTATCTTGTTCAAAAATTAACTTTTTTTCATTAATTTTATTAAAGATATCTTTATTCTTTAAAAATGTAATCTTAGGGTCTTCAAATTCAGAAAGCCTTGGTCTGTTTTTTCCATCGTTTTTATCCGTATCCTTCATACGTTTAACTCCTAATGGGTCTTTACCAAAATTATTTTCTTGTTTACCCCTGTTAGTAATACCATCTTTTGGTCTTCCTAATTTTAAGTCATCACCATAACCATCTGGCACATTACCTGGGTCAGACATAGTTCTGCCTTTACCATATAAAGATGCTAAATCGTGAGGTGTACCATATGATTTACCAGATGATATAGGGTCATTACCCTCTGCCTCAATTTGAGCATTTCTGAATTTACGTTTTGAATCTTCTCGAACCATATCTCTGTATTCATCATATTGGTCTTCACTAAAGTGATAAACATTGTGGTAAATCCAATCAGATGGTACTAAACCTTGTTCTAACAATGTACCTGCTAATTCAGACTTAGACTTTAACAATTCAATTCTTTCCTGATCATAAATGATGGAAGGAGTTGTCATTGATAATTCAAAATTAGTTAAAGATTCATCTCTATATCCTTGGGTATATAAATGAACTAATGCTATTTTTTGTAATTCAGATAATAATATTCTTTGTATTCTATCAATGGTACGTGCAAATCTAATATCTTGGGCCGCTAATGTTGCTTTACCCTCAGTATTTTCATCATACCCCATAAATGCCTTAGGTACCTTTAAAGCAGCAAATAATTTTTCTCTTAAATATTCAACATCGGCAATACCATCATATTGTAGCCCGGGTGTAGTATCAATTTTTGTTGCACTATCATTTCCACGAACTGGGATGTAAAAATCTTCAAGCATATTTTGCATATTATACTTTAGGTTATAATCACCTGTTTTTTCATCCATCATTGGGGTACGTTTCATGTTTGAAATAGTTTGCTGCATAAATGCTTCTACTTCATTAGGTGGAATTGCACCAACATTTACATAAAATACTCTTTTTTCAGGAGCACGAGCAATTCTATGAATTAACATCGCATCTTCCATTAACGTATACTGTTTAAATAGTTTTCTAGCAGGTTCAATATATGACCTACCATAAGGCAAATAATTAACATCACCTACCATTCTAAAGTGAGCCATTTCATAATTGTCATATGTAATTCCACCCCTATCATCATTTGCTCCATTAGCTCCCGCTACATTATAATAACCACTAGAAGAACCACCAGAAAAACCTTCAGGATTCCATTTAAACTTTACTTCAGCAGGGTTTTCAGGATTATATCCCTCAATTCTTTCAATATGGTATGCAGTATATGGGATTACATTATAAACACCAAATTTTTCTGCTATTTCTAATTTTAGGAAAAAATCACCATACTTACACATTTGTCTAACCCACATCCATAAGTTAAATTCTACATTTAATACGTCATAAAATAAATTATAAAGTATTTTTTGTACATCCTCATTAGAACTTCTAATTTGGAGTACTTCCCCCATATCATTCTTAAGAGTTGATTCATCTGCTATAATATCTAAGGAAGAAGCAATAATAGCATCTTGGTCCATTACATCATATTCTGAATATAATTGTGTTCTTAAATATTGGTAATTTAAGTTAAATTGTGCCCCATATAACGAGGTAGGGGCTGAAGAATAGACTTTATTAAATCTATCTACTAACGCATTAGTTTCGTACTCACCGCTAGATTGGATATGACCCGAATCTATAGTTTTGACTTGGTCACCACCAACGTTTCTTATTACTACATCTGTAGAAAATAATCTCCTTAATCTTGTAAATACACTTGTATCTGCCATCTAGTATGTAATTATTGTTATAAATATGGTCATAATAACCAATTAATATTTTCTTTTCCATCTGGGGTGTCGATCTCGTATGGATTCTTTACTTTTTGATTAATACCATAACTCCCCTGATATGGTGTTCTAGTAACAGACATATTGTTTATTGACTGTTTTGTAATATCTATTCCCCTTTGTCTAAATTTAAGGGCTGTGTCTCTAATGTACATTGCTGTACCAAATGCTATAACTAAATCATCGTTATAACCCGTTTGTGCTTCTGCTCTACCATTTTTCCAAATAAACACCTTCATTTCTTCAACTAACCTCTTTGAATGAATAGTTACACCTTTATCTGCTATATATTCTTGGAACTTTCCTATAACCATAGGTCGTGTTCTAGATGACATTGTAAAACCGGCTACCATTTTTGAATGGTCTTGATATTTGTCAAAATACGAATTAGCATTGGCTTCTCCACTCTTTTGTGAATAGTAAAGGTTAGAATAATTTCTATCTATTGCTACCTGTATTGTAGCCCATCCTATATTAGCATTTTCTATTACGAGTAATGCTTCATTATATTCTGTAGCTAGACCTACTAATAAATGGCCAAATTCTTTTGTACCAATTTGTCCCTTATATTCAGCTACTTGAACATTAGTTTCAACATCCATTACATGACAAGTAGAAAAATCTTTTCCATCTCCACGGGCAACATCCGCTACCACCATATAGGATCTAGTATAATCAGCATTTTCCCATACCCAAAGGTTTTGGTCTGCTCCTCTGCGTTCTAGTGGGTCCTTAATGTGGGTTTTTTCGTAATATTCTAGATATTCATTATAAAATACTATATCACCTGATGTACTAAAATCGCAATCACATTCTTGTGCTGCTAATCTAGGATCACCTAATAAAGCATCTTGAGCATCTCTCCATTTTTGGTCTCTTTCTGGGTGTACATACCATGGTAGTTTGATTGGTAAAAAATCATTTTCTCCACTTTCAGCTTTAACCCACGTTTGATGAAACCAATTACCTGTACCATAAGGAGTTGATAATACAATAGCACCCCCACCCGTTGCTAATGTTTGTTGAGCAGATGCCCATGTCTCAGCAATATTATCAATAAAGGCTGCTTCATCAATAATTAGTAAAGATACTGCTTCTGAACGTGCAGCATCAGCGTTTGAGGATTTAGCTTGTATTTTTGAACCATTAGTTAATCTTAAAGATAACTTATTATTTTCGGCAGAATCTACTTTAAGCCATGAGGGTAAATTCTCCCACATAAATTGTACTTTTGTTACTAAATTTCTTGCTGTTGCTTGTGTAGTTGCTAATGCTAGTACATTTCGATCTTTATGAAATGTCATTAACCATAATGAATAACCCGCCGCTAAAGTAGATATACCTAATTGTCTAGATTTTAATATAGCACTATAATCATTTTCTTGAAATAACGTTAATACTTTTTCTTGAAATGGGTACAGATTAAACTGTATGCGACCACGTTGTGGATGCTGTATATAACAGTATTTACGCATAAAATGTATTGGATCCTGGGCACACCTAAGATATTCTTGACGTATAACTTTTTTTAAATCTGACATGCAGTTATTTTAATATAAGTATTACCCCACCTATTGCTATTAAACCAGCACCACCTAAAATTTTATTTTTAAGCCTTTGTTTTTTAATTTCAAGTCTTAACTTATTGTTTAATTGTTTAGTAAATTCTAATTGAGATCCTTTAGTTGATAATATAGAATTAAAATTACTTATTTGAAAGTTAAGATTGTTAATAACACTATCCTTTAATATTACCTTATTTTCTAGTAAAGAATATTTGGTTGTTATTAAACTTAGTTCTTTTTTAAAACTATCTCCAATTATTAAATCCTTAATTACTAGACGGACTATCGGTTTTTGTAATCGAATCGAGGTACTGTCTATAACGTTCTGTGAAAAACTGTTCAA